GTCGTCTTCGCTATAAAATTGAAGACGGTGTTGAGTGCGTCGGCTGTTCTTATGGATTTTCAAATCGGTTTGTAACACACCACAGCCGAGGGCTTTGTGCAATTGTTCGCAATGCAACTTCCCTCGCTCGCCTGTTGCGATAAAACCAGCGCGCGGCTCAAGTCGTTTGGTGATGGTGATGTAGCCATCAGCGTCAAGGAAGCCAGCGGCATACGCCCACACATCCTTGAAAATCACGGTGTTGTCACGAACAATACCCCACCCTGCGCCGACCTTTTCAATATCGTATTCCACACCATGCATTTTGAAAAGTGCGCTCAGTTGCGGTATTGAAAGATGCTTGGTGTTTTCCATGCTCACAAAAACTTCACTCGCAGGTAATGGTCCGCGTTCTTCAAGCACCGTCGCGGCTTTTGTCAAAAAAATCGCATCGGTCTTTTTGATATTGTCAACCGAATGCAGACTGTTTCGCCACTCCTTTTTTGCATTCTTTTTCAGTTGTTGCGCGTCAACCCACATCTGCCGTTGCTCTTCGTTAAAGTCACCATCAATTAAGAGCAACTTGCTGATGGTGTCGTTGGCTTTTTCCCATTGCACACAGGCGCGACGAAGTGCGTATTCGCGCGTTTGACCGTGTTTGCGAAGTGCGATTAAATCGCGTTCGCTTACCCCTAAGTTCCGAACAGTAGATTCGTGCTTTGCAATCCAATCAATTGATTGAAGTGTAGCCTCTACTTCCTGTTTTTTTGCAATGCGTATAGCATCAATCGCATGGTCAATGGCTTCACGCATGTCTTTGTTTTCGCGCCGCGCCATGCGGAGGTCTTTCACCAAATCCCCAGCACCGCGACCAAACATGGACTGAAACCATCCGCCGTCGGGAAGAGAACGCTTGAGTTGTTGAGCAACTTCCCGCGCCATCTCTTTCTTTTTTTCTTCTTCCTCTACTTCGTTAGGGCGCGGAGGTGTAGGGTTTGCGTTGGCTTCACCCTGCCCTTGAGACACAGGCATGGGTGCATCACCAAATGTCGGACCCTCAATGACATTCTTCAACAACGGATTGTCGCTGAACAAATTGGAGTCCGACAAATCAATCAATACGCTCGCCCCCACCATGTTGCGAAATCAATTTGACATGTTAAGCACCTATCGGATTGGGTTGTCGCTTTTTTACACCTACGACACACCGTTGCATAACGAATGCGCTTCGGCAACTTCGTCCGCACCCTGTGCTTGAAAACATCGTAATGTTTGCGAGGCATCACCACTTCTCCTTATCCGCCCAATATGCGGCACTCATCGGACCACGCGCTATGTTCTTTCGGTGTCGCGACTTGAATGACTTACGCTTTGCTTTCATCCGCGCGGATTCACCAGCCTTTGGTTTACCAGCAACGCTCGCACCCTGTTCACCAAAGCGAATCGTCTTGGTCTTTCCACCCGACCGAGCCACCACGATGTGGGACTTCTTGGGATGGTTAGGGGTGCGCTTGGGCTTGTTGTAGCCTTCCACACCCGCGCGCTCAAGGCGCGGGTCGCGCTTACTTTCTTTGAGCAGTTCACTCCAAGCGTGAGGCATGGGTTCACTTGTGTTGATAGGATAGCCTTGCTGTTTTTGCTGTTGTATAACAGGGTCAAACTCCGGTCGCACCATCAAACTGTTTGGGTCATATTCGGGAAGTAACTTAAAGGCATCTCTTTGAGGTGTTTGAGCCAATTTGTTCGCAAGATTTGCTCGCATTTTCTGTCCTCTTGAAAGGGTTGGATTGTTGAAACCTTGCTCTAAACCCATCACCTCCCCCGCATCGGGACGAGGCGCGCGACCAAAAACAGCACGCGAGTTTTGTTTGTCATAGACTTGTTGTTGCAGTTTGGGGTCCATACCACTCATGTATGGGTCCCACTTGATGTGTGCTTTGTCTGTTCTGTTTTCCGAAACAGGGTGTGAAAATGCGCCAAAATGACTCAATGCGGGGTGTAATGTTCCACCCGTATCGGGAACGCCCTTAAAACCCCCCATTTCGGGTTCTCCCCGTGAGTTAGCGTTTCCTTTAAGAAAAATCCACCAATTGTCATTCACTACCGCCAACTCTTCGGCGGTGATTGGCTCGTGCATAATGTATTCGTATTCTGTCATGTCAACCCCTCGTCAAATGATGATACCCGCATACGCATGGGTATGTTGTAAGGAAAAGTTGCTCACCTCTTTGTCGCGCGTATTCCATTTGCCTCTTCGCGGCGTATTGCGCTTGATACGGGTCTTGATACGGGTCTTTGCTCGGTGTAGGGCATGGTGGATAGTCGCCACGGTCGTTGCGCCCCTTCATGAACACCCACGCATTGTCCATCGCTTTAACGATAGTGGGCTTTCCGCCTACACCCTGCTTTTTGCTACGCTTGCGTTTGGTAGCCGCGCGCTTTTGACCTGCTGACATAGAGCCGCTGGTCTTGGGGGTCTTACTTGAAACCTTGACGGATGGGCGACACTTCGGGTAACCCTTGCTGGAAGTGTTGGCTTTGCTTCGGCCACACGGAGGATGCTTACCATCCTTACCTGTGCGCGAAACATCCACCCACTTCTCCTTGAACCAACGGTTCAAGTTCTTCTCAACCGTCATTTCTTTTTCTTCCCCCTAAACTTGCCACGACAGTATTGAACAGCCCATCCATTCGCATACGCGCTTGGATACACTTTGAACTTCTTTTTTGCGGCGGCTTTGCCTTCGGGACACAGTTTCTTCTCAAGGTAGCCAAACGCGGCATCGGTCCCTACACACAAATCACATTCGCAACTCATCTCAAAAACCCCATTCGCTGAAAGGATAAATCAATCTATCAACCCCTCCATGATTTCATCCAAGTCCACGATGCGTTCGCGGAACTCCGTGGTGGCCCAATGCGCTAATGCGAGCGCAATAGCGAAGTCGTCGTGCCGACCGATGCTGTCAAGCCGTCCCTTTTTGCTCATACCGAACATCAGCAGTTCGCGCTCAAGTTCGGACATGAGCGTGCGAGAACGGTCATCACCCCACGGCAAACGGATTTGCTCTTTCTCAAAGCGCAACACCAAACCCATGAGAAGCGACTCACGGCGTTGGCGTGTGGAAATGAAGGTCTTGATGGGAAGGTCGGTGTCCGCGCGCAATTCAGTTGCAAAGACGCGCTGGAAGTTGTTCGCCTCAAGTTCAATGACATCGGGATTGAACTTTGCATTCAATCGTTGAATCTCGGTGATTTGTGTGCGGAAGTCCATGTTCTTTCTACGAATCGCGTGAACCAACTCAAGCAGTTCGGGATTGGTGGATGGGCGACGAAGCACCACCATCACGGTGTAGTCAGCCGCGCGGTCGGATGAAATAGCGGGGTCCCAACCGATGAAGTATTGGTCGTCGGGGTCGCCAACTTCACGCTCAATCAACTTGAGTGTTGTGTCTTTCGCGGCTTGGAGAATGGTTGAGGGGAAAAGACTGCTCACATCATCCATCGGTTCACACAGGTATTCGCGCGCAAACGCAATGGCGGGCATGTCATTACGACGAGCATCAAGTGACTCCAAGTCCCATCGTTCGGGCCACAACGCTTCGCCTTTCGCGTTGATGGCGGGGTAGGTTTCAACGAGATAACCTTCGCGCGATTCAAGTTCGGTGTAAAGGTCAGTTGGTGTAAATGGTGTGCCGACAATCATCAGTTTGGAGGTGTGGTGAAGCGTCGGCACAAGGACTTCGTAAAACCACGAAGCAACGCGAGCGAGTTCGGTGTCCGTCGTTCCCCACAGAATGTCGTCGCAAAGAATGAGGTCGGGGTGGATACCACGGATAGCACCACCGACCGACTTTGCGCTGATGTTTGAACCGTTGCTAAAACCAAAGAAAGTCTTGGACCACGAATCGGGTTTCTTCATTTTCGCGAGAAAAGGAACGCTGTCAATCAAATCATTGAGTGTGCGCATGTGGTGGATGGACTGATGCAGACTGTGCGAAATCAACACGGCTTTTGTCTTTGGGTTGAACGCCGTTTTCCAAAGCATGTAGCCGAGGAACAGCGTTGACTTACCGTGGTCACGCGCGGCTTTAACACAATACCGCTTACGCGATTCAAGGTTGTTGAACCATTGCTCGTGATGCCATGAAAGTTGAAACCCAAGAATCTCTTCAAAGAAAAACTTGAAGTCGCGCTTCGCTACCTCAAAGTCAATTTCTTCAATTGCTTCAAGGGAGAGCGAGGACACACGCCATCACCGTATATTCAACCCTTTCAATAACGAATCCCATGAGGCTACATGTTCGTCTTCGGACATGTTCATCGCGCCAGCAAAATCAATCTCCGGGGTGTTGTTGTTACCGACGACTTGCTCAACAATTTGTTTTGCTTCTTGGTTACCTGCTTGTGCTGATTGAACAATTTGTTTTGCTTGCGCGGGACCAAAGATTTCACTCAAAGCACTTTCTGCCGCGTTTGCTGTTTTACCGCTCAACTTGTTAGCGGCAGTCATCGTCTTTGAACCAATACCGGCTTGCATCAACGCTTCCATCATTGCATCGCGGTCCGCGAACGGCTTTTCTTGATGCTGTTGGTAGACTTTATCCAACGCATTCTTTACCCTATCACCAGCGGTTGCACCCAACTTCATTTCTGCATCAGTCGCAAACCTCGCACCGAACGATGGCTCTTCCGTGACTGTCGCTGTTTCACCAGCCGCCGCAGGTTTTGGAGCAACGACACCGGTGTCGGGTGGGTTACCAAACTCAATTTCCGGGGTCGCCTCTTCCGTTGGTGAGTCACCAAAATCAATTTCCGGAACCGCTTGTTCCGTTGGTGCATCTGCATTCGCCGCTTCTTCCGCTTCGGGTGTAGGTGCTTCGGGCAACGCAGGTGGCTGTGGCTCTTCCTCCGGAACAACATTTGAAGGAGCGAAAGCAGTTTGCTGTGCTTCGTTTACCGCTCTTCGCTCATCACCCATTCGCCTCATGCGAGCCATTGTGCCTTCTCGCGGTGCTTCTTGTCCCGCACCGATTTCTTGGATTTCGCGTCGCATAGCGTCTTGAACGGTTTCTTTCGGCATGCCTTTGTTCTTTCCTCTTTCGTGAAGAGCAGGTTGCACTTGATAATCTCGCGAAAGTCGTTCATTGATACCGGACAACGCTTGGTCTATGTTTCGGTCACCAAGTTGACTGCCCGGAACATACCTATCGCGAGCCTGTTGTTCTTCTGTTTGAGCGCGCCCCAATCCACCTTCAAGCGCACTTCGTCGCGCATTTTGTTCACGACGAGTTCGTCCTTCAATGTAAGAGTCTTTGGCGGCTTGAGGTAAGTGTCGCAAATCGCTGATTGCGCGACCTGCGCCACCCATGAACTCTTTCATGCGGTCACCAAGACCGCTTTCTTTAACGGCTTGAAGGGCGTGGCGACCAGCATCTCCAAATCTACCTGCGCGTAGTGCGTTCATTCCGGTAGGGTTTTGTTGATATTGTTGGTCCCTATCAAACGCGCGTCCAAGACGCTCAACCTGTCGGTCTTGCCTTCTTTGATTGCGGTTTTGCATACCCTCCTTGAACTTACTTGCCCCTGCCATAATACCGCGACCCATAGCCGCACCGTATTTCCCAGCGCGCAAAGCGTTCATTGCGGTAGGGTTGTCATGATACTCCATGAGATTATGTCCGCGTTGAGCGGTGTTGTATATTCGTGTCATTTCGCGAGGGCTTCTTGCGCCTGTTCCCATGAAAAGTTGAGCAGGGCGTTGTCCTTGCTCCATGAAGAACGGTTGTTGTTGTTGTTGTTGTTGTTGTTGTTGTTGTTGTTGTTCAACATTCTTCCGAATGATGTCGGGGTGAGAATTGTCACGCTCCGCGACGGCCTTAATGAGAGGTTCCCAAGTGTTGTCTTGAACATCAAACATGACATAATTCATGTCCGTGACGGTTCCGCCTTTCGCGAAAATGAACTCCATCGTTCCTAAGTCACGACCATGTTCAAGCATGCTACTGTTCCATTCAATTTCCCAATTTTCAACCATTCAACGCACCCCCGCAAGACCTCTTGATAGCGCGAACGACATCGGGCGTCGTGTTAAAAGATTTCGCTATGACGCCCCAATCACCAAGCGACATAGCAATCGCGCGAACAGTCGCGCTGGATACGCCAACTTCGTTTCCTAATCGTTGCATGTCGTATGCATCCATCGGGTCATATTTCACTATCAAAGAGCCACCAGCATCGTGTAACTGCACGCGCTCCATGATATTCGCGATAACACCCATCGGGTCGTCATCGGACATAGCAAAATCTCTTCCTTGCGGAAAAGGATTGAATCCCGCCAAGTCCGGAAAATCAAAACCCGCTGGTTGAACAGGCACGAGGTCTTCACCAATGACTTCCTGTGTAGTGTCAATCGGTGGTGGCGCGCTCATCGGCTCTTCGGGCATAACAGGTGGGACGGGTCGGTCATCTCCAAGCGCACCT